TTTATACACAGGGCAATCATTAGATTTTGTTAAAAAAAATAATATTGATTATTTTACATATTTAAAATGTGGATGATATGATAGAAGTAAGGGCGTATTATCAGAAAAAACAGATGAATATTTTCAACTAGCAAGTACAAATCAAGAATTATATGATTCAGAATTTAAGTTATTAAGTGAAAATGGAAGATATTATTTTAAATAAATGAGATAATAATAAGTAATAATTATGAAAATTTTACAGATGAAATGAAAAAATAAAACACACAAAAACAAAAATTTCAAAAAATAATGCACATTTTATTATAAAGGTTTAGATACTTTAATTGAAGTTGGAAATGGAATAACTGGAAAAGATTTATATGAAGCGTGTGATTTATTATTTATTTTTAGAGATAATTATTTAAAATATATTAATAATTAGGTAAAAGAATGGATTATCAAATAAAAAATAATAGAAAAGATGCTGCTATTAAATTAAATAGATATGAAGAAGAATTATCTTATTATGCTTGACCTCAAATATTTAGTTCTACTTCTGGTCCTTTTGATGGAATAGGAGGACAATCTATTTCTACTTTTACTATTGAATGTTGAACAGATGGTAAACAGGCTATATTATATTGTAATGATAAAGAATTTTTATATATTAAAAAATTTAATATAATTAAAGCAATTTCAGGTAATTATACAAAGAATTAATAAATTATTTTAAGGAGTTAATTATATATGGAACAAGATTTTTCTGAAAAATTTTATAATGAAGCAGATACAACAGTTACAATTAGACAGATTAGAAAAGCATTAAGAGCAAATATTAAAAGAAAATTTCCAGAAAACGAAAAAGAATGAATTGATAATATTACTGATGAAATTTTAAAAATGAATGGAATTGATTTTGATCATTTTAATTTTATTCATCAAATTGAAAAAGTTATTTCGGAAAAATTAAATGATGTTTCTATTGATGACAATAGTAATAAAAATGAAAAAACTATTGCTGGAATTTTTGCTGAAGCAGTTGCTCCAATTAAAAAAGTTGTTGGTTTTGATTATCTTTATAGAGTAATGAAAGAAATGTATGGTAAAAATAAAGCTAAAAGATTAGCTGCTACTATGTATGATTATTCTATTGGATTATCTGATTCTACTAATATTCTTCTTCCTTATTGTTGAGCAATTGATTCTAGTAAATTATTAACAATTGGAAGAGATTTTGGACAATTACCATCTAGTCCTTGTCATAGAATTTCTTCTTATATTTCTGCTTTATGTGAAACAATTCATAGTTTTGCTACACATCTGGCTGGAGCTTGTGCAATTGGAGATTTTTTTCTATGTGTATCTAAATTAGCTTATTATAATATGAATTTAGATAGAGAAAATTTAGATGATCCAAAATGTAGAAAACATTTTGAAAATGAATTTCAGCAATTTGTACATTCTGTTAATCATCTTTCAAGAAATTCTAATGAATCTCCTTTTACTAATGTTTCTGTATTTGATAAAGTTAAATTAAAATTTTTTGTTTCAGAAGAAGTTTCATGAATGTTTCCAAAACCTGAAAATTGAAATAAAACAGAAGAAGAATGATTTGATTATATTACAGAGTATATATATGAAATTCAAAATATATTTCTTGATTTTTTTGATAAAGGAGATCCACTTAATGATGGAAGACCTTATAGATTTCCAGTAGTTACAGCTAATTTTAGTAAAAAACAATTAGAAAATAAAAAATGAAAGATTTTAGATGAAGAATTTTTAAATAATATTACTTCTAGAGATATCTATAGATATAATATTTTTATGTCAGAAGGTACAAAAATTGCATCTTGTTGTAGATTGGTTAATAATTCCAATATGTTAGATATTGCTACTCAATCTAATTCATTTGGTTCAGGAGCTTTATCTTCTTTAGGATCACATAGAGTAGCTACAATCAATTTCAATAGAATTGCATTAGAATGTAAAAATGTTAAAGATTTTTGAAAAATATATGAAAAAAGAGTTGAAGATGCAAGAGATATTTTAATTGCACATAAAACTTTACTTGTTAAATTATCAGAAAAAGGATTACAACCTTTTATTTTTAATGGTTGAATTAATATTAAACGTTTATTTAGTACTTTTGGTATTTTAGGTATTACTGAATGTTTTGATACATTAAAAAGAAGATTTAATATTGATTATGATATTATTGAAGAAATTTTAAATTATTTAACTGAAAAATCAAAAGAATATTCAAGCTCAACAGAAGGAATAGTATTCAATCAAGAACAGATACCTGCGGAATCATTTGCAGTACGTTTAGCATCAATTGATAAAATATTATTTGGTGAAGAAAAAGTTCCTTATGAACTTTATGGAAATCAATTTATTCCTCTTTGAAAAGATGCTACTGTTTGAGAAAAGGTAGATATTGATGGTAAATATAATAAATTAATGACAGGAGGTTCTTTAGTTCATATTCAAATTGGCGAAAAATTAACTCAAATTCAAGCAAAAAAATTAATTAATTATACTGTAAATAGTGGGTGTGAACATTTTGCACTTAATACAATTTATAGTTTATGTGTTGATGGACACAATAGTTTTGGAAAATATAAATTATGTCCTATATGTGGGAAACCAATTAAAGATTATATGACAAGAGTAGTTGGATTTTTTGTTCCTATTTCTTCTTGAAATAAAACAAGAAGAGAATGAGAATTTGATAAAAGAACTTTTACTAAAGTAGAATAAAAAATATAAATAATTATAGAAGGACAGAAGGTAGCTCCTTTTGATATTGCCCTTATCAATATCTAACTTCTATATTTAAAAAATATCTAAAGGGAGATATAATGTTTAATATTGAAGAAAATAAAGAGTGTAAAATATGTAATAAAAAAATTTATACAAAAATAGGATTATCAAGACATTTAAAAAAAGACCATAATATTGACTTAAAACAATATTATGATCTTTTCTTTTTAAAAAAAGATGAAAATATTTGTAAAATGACTAACTGTAATAATAAAACAGAATTTGATACTGTAAATTTTGAATATAAAAAATGTTGTAAAAACTGTAATAATACAAAAACTACTGTAAAAGAATGATTAATAATTAGATATGGAGAAAAAGAAGCAAATAAAAGAATAGAAAAAAAGAATAAACATATTAGTGATAAAAATAAAGGAAATCTTACATTATCTTGATTTGTTAATAAATATGGTGAAATAGAAGGATTAAAAAAATATAAAGAAAAATGTAATAGTTGCGGACACGATAAAAATTTTTATATTAATAAACATGGTAAAATAAAAGGATTAAAAATATATAAGAAAAATTGTAATAAAATTAGTAAATCTCAAAGGGGAGTTGATAGATCTTCAATAAATTTTTTTATTAATAAATATGGTCAAATAGAAGGAACAAAAAAATATAATGAAAAATGTAAAAAAATGAGTACATCAGCTATTGAAGTATTATCATTAAAATGATTTATTGATAAATATGGAGAAATAGAAGGTACTATAAAATATAAAAAAAATTGTAAAAAATATTCAAATACATTAAAAAATTTTATTTTAAGACATGGAAAAGAAAAGGGAAATATTAAATTTAAGAAATATTGTAAAAAATGTGGGCATGATATAGATTTTTTTATTAATAAATATGGTCAAATAGAAGGAACAAAAAAATATAATGAATGAGTAAGTAAGTGTCGTGTTTCTTTGGGAAGCGCTTCTAAAGAATCTATGAATATATTTTTTCCTTTAATAGATTGATTATTAGAAAAAGAAATTTGTACATTAAATGAAATTTATGTTGGAATTAAAGATAATCAAGAATATTTTTTGAATGCTAAAAAAGAATTAGATACTTTTTATTGATATGATTTTACAATACCTAAATTAAAAGTTATTATTGAATATAACGGAGAAATTTTTCATCCCAATCCTATTTGATTAAAAGAAAACATTGAAAAATGAAATACTTGAAAATCACCTTATTCTAGAGAAAATGCTAATACAGTTTATAAAAAAAATCAAGATAAAATTAATTTTGCTGAAAAAAGAGGATTTAATATTTTAGAAATTTGAAGTTCAGATTCAGTCAAAAATAATTTACAAAAATGTAAAACTTTTATTAAAAATTTAAAATTGGAGAAAATCTATGAATATTTCTAATTATGATTTAATTTTTCAAATTATTTCAGTTATTTATATTTTATCAATTTAATTGTTTACATTTTTTAAAATCTTTGATAAATTATATTTAATTTAAACACAAAATCAGGAAAAAATTAAAATGATTAATCTTTATCTGGACGATATTAGAATTCCTTCAAAAGAATGGATTTTAGTTAAAACTGCTACAGATTGTATTAATTATTTAAAATCATGGCAAATTGATAATCTTTCACTTGATCATGATTTAGGAGAAAATGAAAAAGAAGTTGGAAATGGTTATCAAGTTCTTCTTTGGATTGAAAACCAAGTATATATAAATAATAATTATTTTCCACCTAAAATTGTTATTCATTCATCTAATTCTTCAGCTAAAATTAAAATGGAGCAAGCAATAAAATCAATTGAAAAAATTTGTTTACAAAGAACTGAAAAATTATTATAATTATTTTTTAATTGATTAGGAGAAATTAAATGGTTGAATCAATTTTATTTGGAATTTGCATTTGGTTAATTTTCGATTTAAATAAATAAAAATTGTTTACATTTAATAAGATTTTAATTATAATAATTTTTTATTCCCTTGTAGCTCAATTGGCAGAGCAATCGGCTGTTAACCGATTTGTTAAGTGTTCAAATCACTTCAAGGGAGCCAATTTTTGGGTCATTAGTGTAATGGAAACACAGCAGACTCCAAATCTGCACGATAAGGGTTCAAATCCTTTATGGCCTGCCAAAATGGATCTATAGCTTAATGGTAAAGCAAGCGGCCTTTAACCGTTAGATGAAAGTTCGATTCTTTCTAGATCCACCAAAAAATTTAATTATTTTAATAACTTATATAAAATTAACTGACTTTAAATCTGTATAAAAAAGGATTTTTTAATCCTTTTTATACAATAATTATGGAAGGTTACTCTAATGGTAAGAGGACTGTTTAGAAAACAGTTGTATACGTGATGAGCGTTATGGGGGTTCAAGTCCCTCACCTTCCTCCACTAAAATTTTTCAATAATATAAAATTAGGAGAAACATTATGAAAATTAGATTTGAAAACAACAAAGTAATTTTTCAGGATTCAAAATCTTATTGTTCTTTTCCTATTATGGAGTATTCAAATGAGCACAAAAGAAATTTTCAAAAAAGTTTTTCCAGAAAAGAAAGTAAAAATTTCTGTGAAAAAAAGAGTAACACTAGATAATCCTTCTATTACTCATATAGATAAAAAGAAAGAAAAATTAAAAAAGAAATGTAGAGAAAAAATAAAAATTTAGTTTACAAATTTAATTAAATTTGTTATAATAATTTTTAATACAGGAAATTATTTTTTAATTAACACTTTAACTAAACTTTGAAAAATGAATGGTATCAATTTGTCAAGGGTGTTTTTTGTTGATTGGCTAAGGTAATAATTTCCTGTATTAATTATTTTTATTCTCATGAAGCTTAAATTGGTATAAGCACTCGCCTTATAAGCGAAAGATAGAATGTTCAAATCATTCCATGAGAACCATTTTTATGCGGAAGTGATGGAATTGGTAGACATGAGAGACTCAAAATCTCTTGCTAGAAATAGCGTGTGGGATCGTACCCCACCTTCCGTACCAAAATTTGGGAGGATACCAAAGTAGTCAAATGGAGCAGACTGTAAATCTGCTGGCAAAAGCCTTCGATGGTGCAAATCCATCTTCTCCCACCAATTAAAATCAATAGCCTTGTGGTGTAATGGTAGCACAGGAAACTTTGACTTTCCAGGCTCTGGATCATAACCAGACAGGGCCACCAACTTAAAAAAGGATTTAAAATGTTTAGACATAAATACAGATTAGAAGTTGATGGACAATGTTATGAACAATCACATTCCTATTCACTTTGTTTTGTTCAACAGATGAAAGAAAAAATTGTTTCAGATGGAGCAAAAAGTGTAAATATCTATTGTGACAATAGAAAAATGTTAGGGTTATGTCACCCTAACCCTTTTAATAAATTAGTAAAATAATAATGTGGACATATAGAACAAATTGTATGGGTCCATATTCCTTAAAATGGTATGATGATAATAAAATATCTTATTCTGATATTCATATTGGTGGAAGAATAGATTGTTTTAATAATAAAAATTTTAAAAGGACTGAAATAGATTGACCTATAATGAGAGCAAAAGATGCAAATGATTTTATAGTTTGGTTAAAAACATTTAAATCAAAAAAATATTTACTTTTAAAGAATTAAAGATTATATATGAAAAAGAAACAAATAAAAAATTAATACTTTTTGAAAATGGGCAATTAGCATAATTTGGTAATGCAGAAAATCTGCAGATTTTTGTAGGTCTGATAAAAAGACCTTTCTTGTTCAAATCAAGAATTGCCCACTTAATTAAAAATAAGGGAGAAAAAATATGTCTACTTGATATAAAATGATTAAAAATGAAATGAGAGTTTATAAAGAATCTTTTAAAGATATTATTTCTATTACTATTGATAAAAATGAATTAATGCAAGAATTTGATGGTAATTCTTTTAAGGTAAAGGGGAAGCCTTTTACTGCTTGGACAGAAAAAAGAGTTTATTTTCCTACAGAAGATGATGGAGTTGAAGGTGTAGCAAGTGTGTCAAGAAATCCTGATAATAAACCGACATATCATATTTAAAAATTTTTTATTTATATTATTATACTAAAAAAGGAGAAAAAATGAAACATTTGTGCTTGTGTATTATAATGATTGGATTTTTAATAGGATGTACTGATGCACAAAGAGGTAAAATTGGAGCATTAGGCGATAATGCAAAAATAGAATGTTATTCAGGAGGAAAACTTATCTATTCAGGAATTTCATCTGGAAAAATTTCTAGTGAAGAAAATTCTGATGGGTATCATTTTGTAGATGAGCAAACAGACAAATTTATGGAAGTTTCTGGAAATTGTGTAATTACGTATAATCCTTAAAAAAGGTGTTTAAAAATGAAAACTGTTCATGCTGAAATTGAATATGTTAATGAAAATAATAATAAAATTCATTCAGATATTTGTCCTCCTAATTGTAGTTCTGATGGATTGAAAAATGAGGATTATAGGAGATTTCTTCATAAATGTTTAGATGAATGGTTAGATAATTCTAATGGAAGTTGTGGCTTTTATATCAAAGATGAAAATTATGATTTTGATTATTAATAGTTGACATTTTTTGAAAAAATTAAATAGATAATAATTTAACAAAGGAGTAAATTAAATGAAAGGTGAAATGGTAAAAGCTAATTTTAATGTTCCTACTAATCCTAATAGACAGGAAAGAAAGAAGGAAAGAGGATTTGGAAGACTTTCTTTTGGTAAGATGACTGAAGTAGAATGGAGTCAATCTCATGATCCCCTATTTAAGGTAAAAGGAAAAGAACGTTGGAGAAAAATTAATTTAAAATAATTCATTAATTTACAATTATTTTAAATTAAGATATAAATAATTATAAATTTAGACAAAAGGAGGAAATAAAGAAAATTAATAATTGTTAAGAAAAAGACAGTGAGCTAAAATTAAAAAAATTAAAGGAGAAAAATACGTATGTCTAAATGAATTAATAAGGATTTATTTGCTGATTTTGCCAAAGAAAAGAAGACAGAAAATGAAACAAGTTTTGGTGCAGGATTTACAAAGAAGTTTACAGTAGAAAAGGGAACTGTTGAAAGTCCAAATGTTTATGAAATTAGATTTCTTCCAGATTTAAATAATGGATTTTATAAGAAGATGTATTATCACATGTTTAAAATTGGTGAGAAATGAAAGTTTATTCAGTGTCCAAAAACACATAATTTTGATAATCCTTGTCCTATTTGTTCTGTAGTAAATAAACTTTTTCAAGGATCAGAATCTGATAAGAATGAAGCAAGACGATTAAAGAGAAAGCAAAAGTTTGTATGTAATGTATTTGTAGTTGATGATCCTCGAGATGATGGAAAGGATGATGATGATAAAAATGCTGGAAAGGTTATGTTATATGAATTTCCAGGTAAGGTTGAACAAAAGCTTAAGGAAGAAATTAAAGATACAAAGAATGGATTAGGTGCATCTATTTTTGATCCTAGTGAAAATGGATATAATTTTATTCTTAAAGTAGGTGTTCAATCAGGTGGACAAGGACAAAGTTTTCCTGAATATTCAATGAGTATGTTTGCTCGAAGACCATCTCCAATTGCTGAATCAGAAAATAAAATTGATGAATTAATGGAACAAAGAATTGCCATTGATGAACATTTTAGTAAAAATGATACATCAATGAATGAATTAATTCAAGTAATGAAAGATGAAATGTTTTGGGATTTAATTTCTTCTGAATATAAGAGATATGAAAAAGAACTTGAAAAGGAGCTTGATGATGAAGTCCCTTTTAAGGAAGATTCTTCAAAAGTAGAGGAAAATGAAGAATCTAAAGAAAGTTCCTCAAATGAATCAGAAGATGATGAAGTTTCAGACGAAGATTTACTTGCAGAATTAGAAAATCTATAAACATATAAATAAAAAGAATGTAAATAATTTTAATTTAAGCTATTTACATTCTTTTTTTAATTATTATATATAATAAAAATTATTAAATAAGGAGAATTATATATGTTTACATTTAATGAACTATTTCCATTTGGAGATGAATTTTATAAGACAGAAAAAAATATTTTTACAACAGAAAATGAATTAATTCAAGTATTTTCTTTTCCAGGATTAAATAAAGATAATACTTCAATTTCTATTGGTGATGGATACATTTATATTGATGGAAAATATGAAGTTTTTGGAGAAGAAAGAAAAGTAATTCAGAAATTTAAAATTGTTAATACAGATAATGTTGAATTTTCTGAAATTAAAGCAAAATTTCAAGATGGGTTATTATTTTTAACTTTTCCATTAAAGAAAAAGAAAGAAGTTAAAATTTCTATTGAGTAATTTTTCTTTAACATAATGAATATAAAAAGCCAATACATTTTAATTTTGTGTTGGCTTTTTGTATAAATAATAATAAATAATGTTAAGGAGAAATATGTTTAATGAAAAAGGGTGGCGGAAAAGCAAAAGGATCTGCATTTGAAAGATATTTAGCTAAACGATTTTCTAAATGAATACAAGGAACAGAAAAACCATACTTGTTATGGAAAAGTCCGAATTCGGGAGGAGTTTCTTCTGTAATTTTAGAAAATGTTGATATGTCTGGTGATATAATAGCTCTTAAAGAAGAAGCAAAATTTTTAACTGATATTTTTTCAATTGAAGCTAAAAATGGGTATCCTAAAGCATCATTAGATAAACATCTCAAATATAATAAAAATGATGAAATTGAAAGTTTTTGAAATCAAGCAAAAAATGATGCTAGTAGAGGAAATAAATCACCTCTTTTAATTATTAAAAGAAAAGGATTAAATACAATTTGATTAGGAATAAATAATAATATATATAATAAATTACAAATTAAATTAGAAGATATTCGATTTATTCATCTTAGATATAAAAAAAATGATGAAATATATTTTTTTGAAATTGAAGAATTTTTAGAAAAAATATCTCCTAATGATATAAAGGATTTAAAAAATGAAAATTAATGTAGATAAAGATGAATTTGCAGATATTATAATGATATATTTATTAGAACGAATTCAAGAAAAAAATACAGAAGAATATCCAAAAGAATTTGAAAGTATTTTAAATGATATGAAATTGAAAGGCTTAGAAGCCAAATTAAAAAAATATTGATTTTCTGTAAATGTAATTACAAGAAATAAATATAAATTTATTAAAAAAATATTTAATGATACTGCGTCATCAAAAAGTATTATTGAAATTAGTCCTAGGGAGAAAGAATAATGAGTGAATATCCAACTGATGTAGAAGGTGTGTTTGCTGATGATATAGAAAAATATGGTAGTGATGAATTTCCAGTTTTTGATGTTGATTATAATATATTTGCTTCAGCTAAAGATAGCAGATATAAAATTGCTGCACCAGAAGATTCTGCAATTTATCAATATACAAGAAATTCAGAAATTTCTAGACCATTTTATATTCGTTCAGAATATAATGGTACAAAAATAATGAAAAAAATTAATTAAATTTATATAAAATGGAAAAGGAGAAACAAATGGAATTAATAGAAAAAATTGATAATTATTTAAATGAAGCGAAATATAAATCTTATGAAGATGACGATAATTCTGGTTGGGCTCCAGATAATAGTAAGCTTCTTAATAAAGAATTAAAAAATGGAAGAAAGTTTGTTGCTATTTGTGGAGTAAATTCTCCAAAGATTATTGAATGGCCTTTAGTAACATTAAATACATTTGATAAAAAATTAGTAGAAAAAATTTCAATTAAGTCTGACGAATATATTTTTAGACTTATTCCAAGACTTTCTAATGAAGAAATACCTTTTGTAAAAGTTAATCCAAAAAAAGGTATGATTTATTTTTTAACTGATAAAGCAAAAGAAGAAGGTTTAGTAGAATTTGAAAATAAAGGAACAAAATTATCTTATTTTAGATATACAAAAGAATCAAAAATTAAAATGTAAATAATTTTTTATTTACATTTAAGCTCCTTGTTGTTATAATAAAAAATATTAATAACAACAAGGAGTTTTTTTATGCAAACATTTCTTCCTTATTCTTCTTTTGAAAAATCTGCTCAAGTTCTTGATAATAAACGATTAAATAAGCAACACGTTGAAGCATATCAATTAATAAATACTATTGAGCAAAATAAAAAAGCATGGAGAAATCATCCAGCATGTAGAATGTGGGAAAATAATGTTGATGCTTTAAAAGAATATGCTAATATTATTAAACAAGAATGTCTTAATAGAAATTTTAAATCTGAAAAAATTCCTTTTTATAATCTTCCAAAAAATATAAATTATCCTAAATGGTTGGGATGGAAATTATTTCATATTTCCATGCAGTCTAATTTAGTAAGAAAAAACAGTGAATTTTATAGTAAATATGGGTGGAGAGATTATGGAATTGAGGGATATTTTTGGCCAATATTTCCAAAAACTAAAAAAGCTCAACAAATTAATGAAGAATGGGTTAAAATAATTATAGAATAAAAAGGAATATTTAATGAAAAAAATTGCAATTTTATTAGGAAGAGGTATTGAAGGATGTGGTGTAACAAAATATACAATAGAATTAGCAAAATATTTTAAAAAGCATGATATAAAATATAAAATTTTTGTAAGTGAAGATAAAAAATTTACTAGAACAAATGCACATAATATAGAAGAATTTTATTTATTTAAATTAAAAGAAAAAGATTTTGATATATCAAATGAAATTAATAAATATGATTGTGTATTTATTAATTCATTGCCTCCAATTAATTTTTCAGAATTACAATTAAGCAATTGAATAAAATTACTTAAAAATATAACATGTAAAAAAATATTAATTCAACATGATCATGCTATTCAAAGTATTCGTCGTAATGGTGCATTAAATGAAACAATTCAAAATGTAGATAAAATTTTTGCACATTCAAAAAGAAATGCATTTTCAAAATATGTAAAAAAAATTAAAAATATTGTTATTAATGAAATGATGCCTGGAATGTATTTTAATGAAGTTAAAGATAAATATTGACAAAATATTGAAAATCAAGATCCTTATCATTGTAAATGAATTGGAAGAACAACATCATGAAAAGGATATGATTTAATTTTACCATTTTATAAAGATTATTTAATGGGAACATTTAAAACAACTTTAGAAGGCATTGAAAAATCTCCTGCATATATTTTTATAAAAGAAAATTATATTAAAAAATATCCAAATTATTTTGAAATTACAGATAAAATTTTAGATAATTTAGAAAATAAATGTTATATTTGTGGTCCATTTATTAATAATGAAATGTTACATCGTTTAAGTAAATGTAGATTTGGATATCAATTAAGTATTTTAAAACCAGAATTTATTAGTAGATCTATAGAATATACTCATTGTGAAGTAGTATGTTCTGGAGCAATTCCAATTTTTAGAAAAGAATATGGAGAAAGATGTTTACATAGATATTATAATAAACCATTAATAAATTGTAAAAATAATGGAACATTATGATTATCAAAAGATAATTCAAAAAAAATCTTTGATAAAATGAAATATTTAGCAAAAAATCCATTAGAAAGTAATGAAATGAGAAATCAAGCATATAATTTTTATAAATTACATAATAATGCCGATCTAGTATTTAAAGAATTAATTGATAATGTTTATTGTAATAAAAATGATGAATTTTCTATTTTAGATTTTTTTTAAGGAGAAATATATTTAATGAAATGATTGGCAATACAACCTTTAATTGGAGGAATGGTATTTGGAGCATATAAAGCTTTAAATACATGACCAGAATATATAATTTCTAATGGGGCAGAAAATGAAATACATTTATTAAATTATTTTAAGGAACATAATATTAATGTTCCTTATTTAAGCATGTATAATGATTATTCAAAATTTAATAATAAAAATGATGAAAATATAAAATTTAAAGATATTGATATTGTAGTAAGTATTCCTATTTGTTCTGGATTATCATTAATTAATACTAGTAAGTCTAGAGGCGCAAATGCAGAACAAAATGATAATATGTATAATATTACTACATTAGCATTAGAAAAAATAAAACCAAAATGTTTTATTTTTGAAAATGCACCGGCTTTATATACTAAATCTGGTGCATTAGTAGTAGATAATTTATTTAATATTGCCAAAAAAAATAATTATTCAATGTCATTGATTAAAACAGATACATTTTTACATGGTATTCCTCAACATAGACACAGAACTTTTGCAATTTTTTGAAAATTAAAATATGCGCCTATTGTAAATTTTTATAATATAGAAAATATTGGATTAATCGAATATTTAAAAAAAATTGATAATAATTTACAACACGAAATAAAAAAAGATATTTTTAAAGATCCTCATTTTAATTTTATAATTAAAAAATTTGGAAATGATTTTAGAAATATTATGTTAAAAAATAAACAAATTACTGCATGACAATTAATAGAAAAAAATAAATTATTAGATGAATTTATTGAATATAGTAATAATGAAAAACTTTGTAAATGTGCAAAACATATTAAAAATAAAATAAAAAACGGAAAAAGCTATTGAGATTCTTCATTAGTTTATACTGGAAATTATGTTAATGCTATTATTGGAAAAAGCATGTGAAGTTATATTCATCCAACAGAAAATAGATTTTATTCAATTAGAGAATTAATGCATTTAATGGGTTTACCGAATGATATGAAATTAATTAATCCATTTAAAAATTTTAATCATATTGCACAAAATGTTCCTGTTAATACAGCTGCAGATTGAATTAATGAATGCAAAAAATTTATTAATAATGAATTAGAATTTAGTAATGTGGATTTTATCAAACAAAATAATGAAAAACAACAAATAGATACAAAAATTAATAATATCAATATAATAGAAGAATTTTTTTAAAAATAAATTTTAATTTACAATTTTTAAAAAATTATATATAATTTATTTTTAATTATTTTTAAAAAGAGGTTAAAATGTTTAGAAATGTTTATTATAATTATTCAACAAATAAGATTCATTTATGAGAAACAATTAATGATAAAAGAATTTACGATGAAATAGATTGGGTGCCATATATTTATGTTCCTGATAAAAAAGGAAACATTTCTACAATTTTTGGAGAAAAAGCAAAAAAAATAGAATTTGAAAATTATAAAAAATATAAAACTTTTAATGAAAATAAAGAAATTAAAA